CTACTTACTTGCTTTAGCTGAGTAAAGAAAGTCTTATTCTTCTTAGTAGCTTCATGGTTTCCATCATAAATAATAGTTGGAATCTTTACTCCACGAATAAACCTGAAGTAAAGTTCCAACTCTTCCATATTCGGAAGACGATCAAAGAGATCGCCTCCGATTATGTGCATATTACATTCTTTTTCTAGTTCATAGATCTGGTCAAAGAACATTTGATAACGGTTTGTAGCCCACTTTACTGGGACATTCTTCTGCCCCAGCTTGATGTGCCAGTCTGCCGTAAAAAGAATCATCCTACATTGAACTCCGCGTCAAGAGCTTCATCATCAGTCTCGTCACCGTGGTTACGAACTCGATCAAGCAACTCTTTCTGTGCGTCAGGAGTAGGACGAGTCATTACGTCATCCATAGACTTGAGATCAGCAATAGCTGTACGCTCTTCCTCTGTAAGAGCACGAGGCTTACACTTGAGTGCTTGTAACTGATACTCTACGTTGTAAGGAAGAGGTCCAGTCTTAACTCGCTTGAAACAAATGTCCCAGCCAGTGTCAGGGTCAGTAGGATCACCTAGATCTTCTGCAGCAGTAATGATTTGCTCCCACAGCTTTTTCTTGAGGTTTACTACTTTAACTTCACCGTTGTCGATGCACTGAGTAGCGTAGCTCCAGCCACACTTCAGATCAGGGTAGTATTCACGAACCCAGTCTTTCTCGACGTTGTTGAATCGCTCAGAGTTTCTATCAAAAGATAGGCACTCCATAGGGATGTTTTTGCCATTCTCGCCTTGAATCCAGTAGACATAACGTGCAAGAATGTCGCCAACTACGCGCATTTTGTTGTCACCGTCTTTATACTGAAAAGATGAGATTGAGGATTTTTGGGCTCCGCCCGTTTGCTTATTGAATGATAATGCCATTAGTGTATAGTCTCCAGTTGGACTTCTTCATAGATGAACGTTATTTCGTCCGGTAATACTATGAGTAGCCTGTTATCGTTAATTTCTTCTAGAGGCACAGGACAATGTAGTGCGTCTAGCGTAGTTTTTTGTGTTGCAAAATAATCCGCTGTACTTCTAAGAGAAGCCAGTGCGTAATATATGCAAAGTTCTTTTTGTGTGTACTTATAAGAATTGTAAAGAAGCATTTCTCCATGAAGAAGAAAACTATCGCCTGTGAAGTCTTTATAAGAATATTTATAGATAGGGTCATACTTGTTACGTGGAACCTGACTCTTTACGAGCATATCCATTATCATGTTACAAGTAGCAATATTTCCTTGCGCCGTATCATAAACCTTCTTCCAATCAAATAAGAGCACTATTATACTTCCTTTTTACCATTTTGTCAAGAATTATTTTTTTAAAGGTATTTCATATTCCAACCCTGCTTCATATAGAATCCAACACGATTCGAGGCTTGTTTTCGAGCCGTATTTCCTTTCAGATGTATATCTATAATAACAGGATCAATCTTACCTTCTTTTTTCCGAATCACTCGCCCACAAAGCTGTGTCAGTAGTGGTTCATTGTTTACAGGGGTTGCCAGTATGAGACAACTTAGTGTATCTACTGATATACCTTCTGAGAAGATAGCTTGTGTTCCGTAAAGAACATTCTTATCCCCGTAGAGTATTTCGTCTACGAGTGTTTCTCTATCTTCATGCGATACTTCACCAGTAACGCATATTGATTTGTCTCCAGTAAGTTCGGAACAAGCCTTCAAAAAACTCACTCTATCACTCACTACCAAGACTTTATGTCCTTTAGCGGCATAAGCTGCGGCTAAAAGTGCTATTGTATGTCTGTACTCTTCATCATTTGCTAGCTTTGTAACTCTGTTAGCCCAGGGAATTCTAGCTCCATCCATGAATCGTATCTCTGACGGTACAATATGTACTGTAGGGGTCATATAGTTTTCTTTGGGTGGCTTGAAAAGAGTATTACCAAAGTAATCTCTGAATACAACGTGTTTTCCATCCTTTCTTTCTATAGTTCCCGATAGACCTATCTTATATCTACAGTAATTTGTATCTAGTATTTTGGAAAAGGTCGGACTGCTAACATGATGCATTTCATCTAGTATGACAGTGCCAAACTCCTTACGAATTTTGTCTACGTTTCGGTACAAAGTCTGTGTATTCCCAATGACGATAGGAGCATCAAGATCAAACTGACCACTGCCTATGATGCCTGGTTTAATTCCATAGACTTTTTCTACTTCTTTCGCCCACTGATTACGCAGAGGGACAGTATGTGTAACAACAAGTGTCTTCTGACCAAGCTTACCTGCAATAGCTAAACCTGTAAATGTCTTACCCCAACTGACCCATGCGTTGATTATGGCGTTATCTTCGATTGCGTCATAAACATCTTTCTGGCTCTGTCGTAAATCAAACTTAAACTCGGGAAATTCTACAGGCTTGTTTACTCGCCTATCGACTATTTCGTAATTTGATGGTATCAAATCCGTACGTCCAATAGGTAAGGAGACTAACCCGTTACGAATGATTCCCATATTCTTAATCACCTCAGGTGGATCAAGAGGGTTGTGCGTAGGAATAGTATAGGTGAGCTCTTTGTCGATTCTCTCCTGTACTTCTTCGGTACAATCCATGTATATTCTGTGACTTATAACTGCCTTCACGAAGTCGCCTCTTTTAAGGCAGCTTTAGCGGCCTGCACTAACATATAGTTTTCAGGTACTTGCATACATATGTGTGGAATCTCTAAGTCTTGTATCATAATGCTAAGAAGAGTATCCGCCACTGTAGTCCAACGCATACTAGGAACACCGCGCAATGCTACGCCTCCGAGATCCATTGTGGTAATCTTACATCTTTTTCCAACACAATTCCAATGTAAATTATTAGCATAATGATTCAAAGCTGCTTTCTGCGCGGCATACATATATCCTTTAGATATATTTGGTTGTGCGGCACGAGAAGATATGTTAAAAATTATCTTGTTAGGATCAAATCTCCACTCATTGAATACATACTCTAGTAACTCTACTTGTTTGAATCCAACGTGTGCATAGTTGATGAAACAGCCGTACTCATTGATATCTACTCTACCTTCGAGAATATCTTCAATGCGACAAGTGTCGATGGGTATAAGATGGTTAAGGGCAGAGTAAAGTGTACTAGTCCCGGTTATTAATGTTTTCATAGTGCTCCTTTACTAGATCAAACGATGGTTTCCCAAATAAAGAACCATCTACGCTACATTTATTGCAGGGAGACATAGATCTATCGCCCTTCATTAGTTTTTTACGAATCTTGGTCATAGGTTTACTGAACCATACATCGTATAGAGAATCTTGTAATAAGTTACCTACTACGTGCTCTCTGCCCCAATCATTACTGCAGAACAGTACATCACCGTTCCAATCGACAAACATTTTATAGAAGGGGTAGTGGCAAGGCTTACCTTGTAATGCAGTAACACTGCTTTCCTCTACTCCTACCCAGTCCATAACTCCGCTTCGATTGTTCAGAATTAAACCATGCTTCTCAAAATCACCCCAGTGCATACGGTACTTGTATCTATCCTGTGGAATATCTTTCATGATTTCATCAAAGTGTTCCATCTGCTCTATACCATCATAGAGGTTAATATACAAGATGTCGAGACCCCGTAGCGAGATCAAGTCGTTTGCATACTCTTTCGTCAGTCTATCTCCATTAGTATTACACTCTATAGTAGCATCTGGTAGATTATCTCTAAAAGCTGCTACTATTTCGGGAAACTGAGGATTGAGTAAGTTCTCTCCGAACCCGCTGAGAGATATTTTGCCTTTAAAATCATTAGAGGCAAGTTCAGTAGCAATAGTGGTAGCTCCCTTGACAGTCATATGAAGGTTTCTATTTGGAAACACTTCAGGGTCGTGTCTAGGGCAAAATACACACGTTCTATTACACAACTCTGTAGTATTGATTTCTACTGTGAGAATAGAGCGTAAAGGAGAGTCCTTTGTATTTTTTGACCAATGTATGGCTTCTTGGTTTCTTCTGTGTTCCAAGAAGTCATACTGGTCTACTGCTACTGCGGGTATCTTCATAAGTCTAGTTCATTCTTTGCGATAATGTATGATTTTACGAACTCAGATCTGACAATATCTTCTACCTCAAACTCGATAAAAGTGAACAGATCCATACGTTTTAGAACTTGGAAGAAGTCTTTAAGGCCGTTTGCCCGAAGATCTGCCTGTCTAAAGTCTCCACAAAATATAATTCTACAGTTCTCACCCATACGAGTGATAATAGAATCTAACTCATGAAAAGACATATTTTGGCACTCATCAATAAGAATAACTGCATCTCTGAGTGTAATCCCTCGTATAAATGAAGTAGTCATAAATTCTACTAAGTTTTTCTGTTTCAGTATTTCGTAGGCATCGCCTCTACCGAACAGATCATTAGCAATATCTTTATAAGGCTCTTCATAAACAGAGGCTTTCTCCTTCTCTGTACCTGGCAAGAATCCAATGTCTCTTGTAGGTACAGCACTTCGTATAATTACTAGCTTTTGAAAGGCTCCTTTTGCCATATCATCGTATGCTAGGTACGATGATATAAACGTCTTACCTGTACCTGCAAGTCCATGCAGAACAAGGTGTTTGTTAGATTCAAATGCTTTTAGCTGGTTACGTGTTAAAGGTTCTATTTCTTGCAGTTCAAAGTTGACTCCTGCAAGAGTTTTTCTTCGTTTTCCCATATTATACTTTCTTTCTGGTATCTTTGAGTTTCGTTTCCGAGTACTCATAAAGCACCCACGGTAGTCCATGTAAGTGCAAAACCCCTGCCCAAAGCATTCCATCTTCAGGAGGGCGTGGAACGGTAAAAGGAGTGTTATGTCCTTGTACCCATACAAGTGAAGCTATATCTTTCTTCTCCACTTTCTTAATTTTTAAATACTTTAGTTGTGCAAAGCGTGTTTTTTCGTACACAAAAGGTTTCCCTACGTTATCTATGAAGTACTTCTTACTTTGTTTCAGTATGCCGTTATATGAAGTGACCATCTTCTTGAGTTGAAGAAGATTCTTATGAGCAGTCTGCATACGCCTAGCACCAAGAGTTCGTCCTTCTTTGTTTCTATCATCTACTATCTTATCTTCGAGAAAAAGGAGTCCATCATGCAACTCCCATTTTCCTGAAGGTAGTAAAAATACAGGATACTCTATAGTAGAGCGTATATTACGATATGTAATCACCATATTTCTTCTCGAACTTTCCGCCTGAATAGTCTTCGTGAACAATCTCAAAGTCACACCCTACTGGAGCTCCTGGTATAGAAATGCCTCTATCCATTTGTATGAACTTTGCCAACTTCTCCATATATTCTTCTACTTCATCATCTGGTACTTCTGCTAGAATGGAATCGTGTACAAGTGCAAAGATACGAGCCTTCTTACCTGTAGCTTTGATCCACTCACTCATGTCAATAGCACCTAAAAGGTTAATATCAGAAGCAGCAGACTGCACCAGAAAATTAAGACCAGACCTAACGCTATGACTCTGGATGCCTTTGTCTGTCGATGCGACATTTGGTAATCTCCTCTTTCTTCCGAAGAAGCTGTAAATGAAACCATTTTGTTGAATGAACTTTTGGTTCTCTTCAATCCATGATTTTAACTTATGAAACTCTTTAAAATAATCATCAATTACTTCCTGAGCTTCGTTTCTAGTGAAAGGTTTACCACTGTCTTTTGTGACTTGCTCACTAATCTTATTTGCTCCAGCACCATACATGATACCAAAGGTTACGGCTTTAGCCGCCTGACGTTGCATACTGTATAGCTCTGCTACTTCACTTACTTCACAAGGTAGCTTAAATACTTTGTGTGCAATTGCACTGTGGAAGTTGCCTCCAGACTTGAAGACATCCATAAGTGCTTTGTCCTTTGCGAGTACAGCAGCTACGTATACCTCTGCTGTAGTTAAATCCATTGCTACAATTTTGTGTCCAGGAGCTGCCTTAATACATCCTTTAACAATGGGATTATCTCGGGGTAGTTGCTGCATATTAAGCTTGCCACTAGAGCTGAGCCGCCCACTAGTTGTGCCGTGAAGGTTAAAACCTGTGCGTAAGCGACTATCTCTGTCCAACTGCGGAAAGATTTTGTCCAGATAAGTATTCTTAATTTTGGATTTTTGTCGGATAGCAAGGATAAGTCCGGGGACCTCGGATTGCGTCGCCAGCTCTTGAAGAACTTCCGCATCTGTTGAATTCGCGCCCGTTCCAGTCTTTTTTCCAGTAGGAGTAAGGCCGATGAAATCAAATAATAAACTGCGAAGCTGCACAGTACTGTTAGGATTAAAATCTTTTCCATTAATTTGCTCAAATTTACTGATGGCAGGATGCTTGTATAGTTCCGCTACTGCTTCATCAATCTCGTCTTGCATAAGAGACTGAGACTTGAGCAGACGCTGCTTATCAAACGGTACGCCATTGTCTTGGATGTCAGTCAAAAACCGGCAACCAGGAATTAGTATGTTATCATACACTTTTGCTAGACGTTTATTTTGCTTAATCTTTACGAACTTCTCATAGAGAAGAAACGTACAGGCCGCATCCATACCCGCATATAGTTTCATGATCTCAAAAGGAATATCCCCCCAGTTAAAATCATTTTTGAGAATACCATTTTGCTTACGATAGTTATCAATCCACTCGTACATTGGCTTCTCGTAGTCCCCATACTTAGTGTACTTCATAGACAACTGCTTTAGACCATGAGTACCGGGGTTCTCATCAATCAAATAGTGCAAAAGCATAGTATCTTCAAAGCTAGGGAATGTGAAGTTAAAGTGGTACTCAAAGAACGCCATATCGAACTTGGCGTTATGGAATACTACTGTTTTCTTGTCGAACAACTCTTGTAGTAAACGCTCTGTTTCTTCATCAAAGCATTCTGTATCTATGTATGCACCCCTATCAGCTTCATAACTAAGACTAATGCCAAGCATATGGCCGTCACGTGGATAAAGTCCGGTTGTCTCCGAGTCAAGAGCAACGTAAGGAAGAGGGGCGTCAATAGCAGCACGTATAAAAGCATTGGCTTCCTCTGTATCTTGTATACCCCACGCATTATATTCGGTAATTACTACGTCTTGTTTATCGCCAGTAATATACTCTATAATACTTTGCTTGGAGTCGTCCCATGTGCGCTGTGCTTCGGGCTTAAATGCGAGCATGGCAGGGTTAATGACAGGCAGGAACTTCTCTTCGACTTTCTTGCCGGAGTACTCTGTGACCGAATTCACAGAGGTAAAGTACTTGAGTGCATCACTGCCGACTAGAATAAGCCAGTCGTAAGCATCTACATCAATCTCGATGTCGCAGTCTCGTTTGAGTACTTTTTTAAGGTATGGGTCGGAGCAGAGCTGATACTGATCAAACTCGAACTCGTCATCAAACTCTTTCTTAAAATTTGTTTTACTTGGTTTAGTTTCTACTAATGCAACTTTAGGCATATAATTTACTCTTTAGTGTTTGTACTGATTTTAAGGGTAGCGCACCTGGATCTGTGTCCTTGAGTGCTACATTTCTTGATAGCAGGCCTACTCGCTCTGCCATCTCTTTCACTTCTTTTGCAGCGTTCTGACCTGCATCGTCTCCATCAAAGAAGATAATTACTTCCTCTACACCTTGTATAGAAAGCATACGTAGTTTATCTTCATTGATGTTCTTTGTTCCAAAGCAACAGACTGCGTTGTCTAGTCCTTTATCATGTAGGTTTACCATATCGTAGATACCTTCTACCAATATGACGGAACCCTGTATAGGATCGACTGGAGGATACAAAGGCATCTTCGCACCCGCAGGCGAGATCATGTACTTTGGTGTGCCGCCAGTAGTATGACGACCATTAAATGCTACAATTCGACCTGATATATCTCGTACTGGAAATACAATACGACCAATATGGTCAGGGTCATGATGTTGAAAAGCTTCAAACTTCTTGTATGTCTCAGGTTTGATCTCTCTCCAACTACCCGTGTAGGGTATAATATTTTTGGGAAAAGACAAACCAACCGACTCAGACCTCTTCTCTCTAATTTTCTTTTTTAGTAATTCTCGTCTTAGTTGTAGTTGGTTTGCCTTTTCCCCAAAATGGGTAAAAATGTTTCCCTTATAGCCACAGGAAAAACACTGGAATACTCCAGTGATCTTATCAATACGCATACTAGGATTCTTATCATCGTGCTCTGGATTGAGACAACGAACGATAGCATCTGCGCCTTTGGGTATAAAATAAACA